TTACTCATCCTCCTCGGGCCCCCCTTCCATGTCGGAAGCGACGGCTTGGTACTCGTCGGCCTCATAGTCAGGGGTGCCACCGACATTTGTCGGAAAGGGTGTCACGTTGGTCTCCTTGATGCCGGCGGCGAGGGTGCCGATGGCCAAATCCACGTGGTGCGAACGTCGCTTCTCGGGGATCGCCTCGATCAGGGTGCCCATGGTCGTGAGCCAGCGCTGCGTCTGCTGCTGGAACTCCACGCTCTCCATGTCGATGCCGAGGGCCTCGAGTACGCGCTTGAGCGTCGCCGACTGGGGCGTCACGCCCTTCTCGAGGTTGTTGATCGTCGCTCGAGAGGTCTTCGCCTCCGCCGCCAACTCGGCCTGCGTGAGCCCCGCCTTATGACGCAGCTCCTTGACTTGGGCGGCCCACTGGTCGCGCTCTGCCTCTGTGAGGTTGTCAAACAGATTTCTTGCCATCCGTCTGCCCTCCGATCCCTGTAACCACGTCGATGAAGCTACACGGAGTTTGACATGGAGCGCAACACCTACGCCGTTTCTTCGACACTCCCCCTTGCGGCCGTGTCAAAGACCGCGTACATTCCTTGACATGCCAGGACAACGAGGTAGCCCGGGGGAGTCCATCAGAACTCTCCGCCAGCTAGCCGGCATGTCTCTCAGCGCTGTTGCGAAGGCGGCCGACACGTCGTCCGCGTATCTGTCGAAGGTGGAGAACGGCAAGTTCCTCCCCACCAACGCGTACGTGGCGAAAGTGACGGGCGTGATCGCAGCTCACCTGAGAGACGCGGCGTGACGCCCTACGAGGGGGAGCGCGCGATCGATGCGGTCGGCCTCTCTCAGATGCTCGGCATCTCAGTGTGGAAGGCACGGGAACACGGGAAAGATCCGCTGTTCCCGTCCTTCCGCGAAGGCAATGAACACCGCTTCTGGCCGTCCGCGGTCCGGGAGTACGTCACTCGTCCGAGGGACCCGTGGAAGCAGTCCGCGCGGTCCCTCGGACGGAAACGAGTCGGGAGGTGAGCACATGGAAGACCGCATTGCCAAGCGCGTGAACCAGGAGGGTGACTGCCTGATCTGGGAAGGCGCCCGCAACAACAAGGGCTACGGCATCCTCGGCGTGAACGGGAAGACCACCCTGGTCCACCGCCACGTCTGGGTCCAGTCCGGCCGCGAGCTCCCCGAAGGCCTCACGATCGACCACCTGTGCCGCGTCAAGCGGTGCGTGAACGTCGATCACATGGAGGTCGTCACCCGCTCCGAGAACTCGAGGCGAGCGGCGGAGGCTCGCCGGCCCGTCGTCGTTCAGGGTGTCGTCTCTCCGGAGACAGCAGCTCGGACGGATGCGGTGCTAGAAGCGTTCCTCGCCAAGGTCACGGCGGCAGCAGCCGCTCGACCCGCCGACGCCCCGTGCGTCGCTTGCCGCATCCTCGCGGCTGGTGGAAAGCGCACCTACCACTACCACGGCGCCTAGTTCTCTAGCGCCCCACCTTCTCGCTGTAGCCCGCCCATCGCACGGCGGTCTTCAGCGCGCCCGAAATAGGGCAGTCAACACAATTCCATACGGTTCGTGACCTACGAGAACGCCCCCGATGCACTGGGGGTGGCGGGTAGGACCTAAAGCACATAACAGTCCGACTGTTAGGTGCTTTAGGGCAGGTAGCGGGAAGCCCCCTTGACCACGAACCGGTTTGCATCGCAAGCGTGGTAGGTCCCACTGACTTGTAGCCCTTGCCCCTTTAGGTGGGCAGCCCGTTCGAGTCGGGCCTTGGGCACTGCGCAGACGAAAGGAATGAACATGGACGAGAAGGAAGCTCTCATCAAAGACCCCGCGCCTTGGCGAAACGCCGATGGCGTCAGGGTCGCCGATCCCTGGGCAAACGCGTCTCCGTCGGGCGGGTACACATTTGACCCGCGGGAGGGGTACAGCGATTACGAGGAGCGCTGGATAAGCAACCGCAGTTACAAATAGCCGAAGGGAGCTAATGCCATGAAAACATCGGACCTCAAACGCGCCGAAGCTGAGGCGCGCCGCGAAGAATACGACGCGCTTTCCTTGACCGAGAAGCAGATGCGTGCTCACAGGCGAAGGGGCAGGAGCAACCGCGAGCTCGACCGCCTTTACTCCGAGTGGCCACGCAAGTAGCACCACTAAGCGGCGAGGGTTCAGGCCTTTTCCGGGTTCAAATCCCGGCGTCGCGCTAGCCAGTCACCTGACTGGCATATGGGGGCCGGTTTCCCACTCAATCCGAGTTCTGGCGAAGACCACCCGGTCCCCTTTTCTTGTACCCGTTTCTCGAAGGAGTAAGTGATGGCTCGTCCGATGGTCAGTCGTGTGGCTGTGCGTGTTCTGTTGGCGGAGGGTAAGACGACGAAGGAGATCGCGGAGCGGATGGGTTGTTCGGCTCACACGATCGCGGATATTCGGCGTCAGTTGAAGGAGGCGGATGAGGCGCGTGCTCGTTCGTCGTATGTGTGGAAGCCGTTGGAGGGTGTGCGTGATGTGGATGCGTCGTCGTTGACGGCGCATTTGTCGAGAGGCGGGATGACGGATATCGCCGTGATTCTCGGCCTGATCCCTGACCCGGCGTTGACCGCTGACCTGCGACCCGAAGAGGAGAAAGCAGCATGACCGCACCCATCATCTACCAAGAATCACGACACATCCGCTATTTCCGCGGCGTACCCGCCGACGGAGAAGAGTTTGCATCCATTCCAATGCACGCGCGTGGCATTACGGACTCGAAGACCGTCTACGGAAACCTTCCCGGCCAGCTCTGGGAGCGGATTGCTGAGGGGGTGACCCGATGACCGCCCTCGCGCACACTCACGACCCGGACACGTCGCATGAAGCGGCAGCACGACTTGACGGCAAGCAAGTCGCAGCGATGAAGCGGGCGATCCTCGAGTTGCTGGCCATGGAGCCGATGACCGCCTATCACGTCACCAACTCCTACTTCGCGGCAGACCGTTACTGGCCGCACGCTAAGCGCGACTCCATCGCTAAGCGCATGTCGGAGCTGCACAAGGCGGGTCTGATTCGTGACACGGGTAGGAGAGCGCCCACCGGATACGGCAGACCCGCCGTCGTGTGGGAGGTCGTGTCATGAGCGAGTATCGCTACGACTATGAGTGCACGGAATGCGACTTCGGCACTGACGACTTCGAGCAAGTTGTTGCCCACCAGCACCTCGTAATCAAGGTGCTCTGGTGACCCGCGACCTATCCGACCGCACGATCATCGCCGGTCTCCTCGTGGGCGTGTTCGGTTCAGCGTTCGTGATCGCCGGTATCGGGGTCGCGTGCTGGGTGATAGCTGCGGAGATGTGGACGTGACCTGGTATGAGTGCGACACCTGCCCATTCGTGACTGTTGTCGCGGAGATCGGTAACGAGCATGAAGACAAGACCGGGCATCTCGTGATGGTGGCCGACCGATGAGCGCTGCTGTGGTCATCCGCAAGACACGCGAACCCGCGACGTCGGATGACTTCTACCCACAACGTCCGTGGACTGTGCATTCAGGCCAAGTGACGTTTTTCTTCCGTAGCTTCGATGAGGCGCTGCATTTCGTGAACGGGTGGGGAAAGTGACCGACTATTTCGTCTGCACCCACTGCACCTACACGACCACCGAGTATGTGCACGCGATCGGGCACGACATCGACCGCGGACACAACGTGATCCTCGAAAGCGAAGACACGCAATGAGACACGCACCCGCAATCCTCCTGACGGCTTCCCTCTTCTGGGTGGCCGTCTCGTCTTTCACCGGCATCCCCATCAACGGGAGCCACTACCTCGCGTTCTTCATTACGGGGTGCGCTTACTGGATCAGATTGGAACGAGCACATGCCCGACAGTGACGAGAACGAACAGCTCCGACGGGCGGTGATCTTCCGAGAGTGTGTCATTTGCGGCGAGAAGATCACTGCCCCCAACAAGGGCTTAGGGCGAGCGACGGTTGCCGCTTGGGAGACGCGCCATCAGCACCTGGCGGGACGCGCATGACCGTCCGCATCCTCACCCCCACCCCTTCCTGCTGCCCACCCGCACACCTCGCACTCCACGCGGGCCAACACGGAACCTGCCGCAACGGACGCGCATGGATCACCGTGGACGCCATCGACGAAGGGCGCGGCAATCACGACTGGTTCGCGAAATGGGTGATCGCGTGAACGTCCAGATCTTCGAGACCCTCGAGCAGGGCACCCCGGAATGGTTGGCCACGAGATGCGGGCTCCTCACTGCATCCAACATGTGGAAGCTCGTCACGCCCACGCTCAAGGTCGCCGACAACGACACGTCACGGGGCCTCACGCACACTCTCGCGGCCGAACGCATTACGGGTGAAGTCGAGTACGTCTACCCCTCGTTCGACATGCAGAGGGGCACTGAGGAGGAGCCCATTGCTCGAGCCGTTTATGCCGAGAGTTACGGGGCCGTCGATGAGGTCGGGTTCATCCTCCGTACCGGGAAGGACTACCGACTCGGGTACTCGCCTGATGGGCTGATCGGCTCGGACGGGCTACTGGAGATCAAGTCGAGGAAGCCGAAAGAGCACATCAAGACGATCCTCTCCGGCAAGCCACCCGCCGAGAACATGGCCCAACTGATGACCGGGCTCATGGTCACCGGACGCAAGTGGATCGACTATGCATCTTTCTCCGCAGGCCTCCCGCTGTGGACCGTGCGCGTCTACCCGGACGCCGCATGGTTCGCAGCCATCGAAGCCGCCGCGCAGGCCTTCGAGACCAACATCGCGGACGTCATCGACCGCTACACCCGCGCAGTCGAAGGACTGCCCGCCACCGAACGCAGACTCGAAGTAGAGGACCTCATTTTCTGATGGACGTATCAGCAGCACTCATCGCGAAGAGCTCGCAGCTCAACGCCGTAGACCTCGTGGGCTCCGAGCAGACCGTGACGATCCTCGAAGTGTCGCAGGGAAGCGCGGAGCAGCCCGTCAACATCATCACGGACATCTTCGGACCCGGACGCCCATTCAAGCCCTCCAAGACCGTCCTGCGCCTGCTGGCAAAGGCGTGGGGCCTCGAGACCGCCAACTGGGTCGGCCACTCCATGACCATCTTCCGTGACCCGTCCGTCCGCTGGGCTGGCGAAGAGGTAGGCGGCATCAGAGTGTCCGCCCTCTCGCACATCGACAAGGCGTTCGCGATCAGCCTGCCTGTCTCGAAGACCAAGCACGCCAGCTACTCCATCAAGCGGCTCGAGGTGGCCAAGTCCAGTCCCGCCCGCGACTGGCCCGCCGCGATCAAGGCCGCGGAAGGCAACGTGCAGGCCCTAATCACACTCCGAGACGAAGCCACACGCGCCCACGCAGGAGACGCCGTACTGTCCGCGATCAGTGTCGCCGGCAAGAAGGCACAGGAGGCGGGGCAGTGACGCGCAACCGTTCGTCCGCGAAGGCAGCCGGCACAGCGTTCGAGCTCCTCATCGCCAACTACCTCGCGGCCCACATCGACGACCGCATCGAACGGCGCGTCAAGCACGGCGCCAACGACCGAGGCGACATCGGCGGGTTACGAGTACTCGGCAATCGCTGGGTGATTGAGGCGAAGGACTACGGAGGCCGCATGCTCCCCGCGACGTGGGTGGGTGAGGCGGCTGTCGAAGCGGCGAACGATGACGCAATCGGCGGTGTCGTCGCCATCAAGCGGAAGGGGACGCGTATGGCCGGCGAGCAGTTCGTGCTGATGACTGTCGATGACCTCGTGGCACTCGTGGCCGGGGACCGACCATGACCCACCCCACCTGCCCCTGGTCCGGTCCCTGCCGCTGCACCCGGGACGCCGCCCCGTGCACGTGTGGTCACGCGAACGTGTCGCACGGTCACGGCTGGGATCTCGAGAAGCAGCCGGCCCGGTCACGTATCGGTGCCGGCATGTGCGGTTACTGCGACTGCAAGGCCTTCGCTGCACGTCCGGCCGACTGGTGGCAGGAGACGGCGTTGCAACCCCTGTTCGACGGACTCATGGAAAGGAGCCCCGCATGACAATCGATCTCCCCGATTGGGATGAGGGCGACATTCTTTGGCAGCTCCCGTCCGGTGATCTCATCTACGGCTCTCTGCACACGGACCGATGCCACGTGCTGCTGCGGGTAGAGAGACGGATGATCTGATGCCTAGTAGCAAGCATTGGGTTGGCAAAAGCGAATCTGGCAGATGGTACGTGTGGCGCGACAGTGTTCCGGCCATTGTGTGCAGTCATTCGCGCTGGGAGACCGCATTCAAATGCGCATTCGAGCGAGCGACTTATCGCGCATCCGCTTATCGATATTGATAGCCGTTATCGATAGGCCTAATCCCGCGCTTATCCCACACTTATATCGTAGAATGGAAACGGCTCCAACGGATGGTGGAACATCCGCGGAGCCTGACCCATCAAATCGATCGAACCGATTGGAGGGCTGCTATGGAGCGTACCGCACCGAGCACCCAGAGACCCGAACCCTACTACCGAGACAGCCTCCTAGAGCTACACCACGGACACGCCGCAGACGTGGCGAAGACCCTCCCGCCGCGATCGGTGCAGACCATCGTCACGTCGCCGCCGTACTTCGGTCTGCGCGACTATGGCGAGGACGGGCAGATCGGGGCCGAACAGTCCGTCGAGGAGTACGTCGCTGCGCTCGTCGCTGTCTTCGCCGCACTTCGCGACGTGCTCGCGGACGACGGAACGCTGTGGCTCAACCTCGGTGATTCGTACGCAGGCGGCGGCTACGGCAACCACGACATCAACGGCGCGAAGTGGAAGGCAGACGCCGGACTTGACCGACGCGCCGACCGCCAGCAGAAGCTCAAGAAGTCACTCGCCACTGAGGGCATCACGCCGAAGAACCTGATCGGCATCCCGTGGCGAGTCGCGTTCGCACTGCAGGCGGACGGGTGGATCTTGCGTTCAGAGATCATTTGGGCGAAGAAGAACGTCATGCCTGAGTCGGTCACGGACCGGCCCACCAAGGCACACGAGCACATCTTCCTGCTGGCGAAGAACGCGAAGTACTACTACGACGCTAAAGCCATCCGCGAAGAAGCCGCCCCCGAATCCGCCGCCCGCTACGCCGCTGGGTACAAGACCTACGCGAAGGGGCAGATGGAGGGATCGCCGGTCGATGCCCGGGGCACTAAGTCGATTGACGCCGACAAACTCAAGCACCTCGAGGGGCGAAACAAGCGCGATGTCTGGCACGTCGCCACGACACCGTTCCCCGGTGCGCACTTCGCGACCTACCCGCCCGACCTCATCCGCCCATGCATCCTCGCCGGGTCGCGCGTCGGTGACACCGTGCTCGACCCGTTCTCAGGCTCCGGTACGACCGGTCAGGTCGCCCTACAGCACGGCCGAAAGTACGTCGGCATCGACATCAGCCGCGAATACCTCGACCTGTCGCTGAGGGCACGCTTCCAAGAGGCGCCGCTCGACTTTGGCGGGGTCGCCTGATGCTGAACAAGTCACAGCGCAGGCTCGCCAAGTTCCCCCACGACGTCTACAAGGCGTTCGACGCTGACGGCCGGTTCTTGTACGTCGGCCTCAGCGTTGACGTGTTCCGCCGGTTGCAGCAGCACCGGCGTGAGTACGCAGCGTGGGAGCCCGATGCCGTCCGCGTTGAAGTGGCTCAGTACGAGAATCGGGCATCTGCTCACTTCGAAGAAGCGCGGTGCATCCGCGAGGATTCACCCGCCTACAACGTGACCCGCGAGCGCCCCTTCTCGAGCACCTACACCGACACAATCGTCGACAGCTTCACGCTCGAGCGTCACTGCCCACAGTGCACCAAGTGGGTGATGCGCTGATGTCGAAGGACGACCGCCTCTACGCCCCGTTCGACATCGGCATGGACGAGCACCCGAAAGTCATCATCCTCAGCAACGAAGCGTTCCGAGCGTTCTTCGAGGGCATCTTCTACGCCCGCCGCATGATGTCCGACGGTTTCCTCGACAAGCGAATTGTGCTGCGTCGTTGGGGGCAAGACGTGGCCGACGAACTGAGCGCCAACGATCCCGAAAGACCCTCGTGGGTGCCTGTCGAGAACGGTTGGCAGATCCGCGACTTCGAAAAGCACCACCCTCTGCGCGCGGAGATCGAGGAGAAGCGGGCCGCGGTGAGCAAGGCGAAGGCTGACGCGGGTCGCAAGTCTGGCCAGGTCAGACGCCAGAAAGCGGAACAGGCGTCGAACAGCGACGAACAGACGACGAACACAATCGAACAGACCGCGAACAGGGCCGAACAGAGCGGGAACATAACGCGAACGAAACTGAACCCAGAGACAGAGACAGAGACAGAGACAGAGACAACACCTTCTAACGAAGGTGTGAGCGCGCCCGAGTCGAAGTCCACTCGTCGCAAGCCCGAGTCTCCTCTCCCTGACGGCTGGGGTCCCGCGAACTCCGCCTACGAGTACTGCGACCTGCATGGCATCGACATCCGCCATGAGGAGTCGCAGTTCCGGAACCATGCGGCCGCGAACGATCGAAGACAGCGGGACTGGGATGCCGCGTTCAGGACATGGCTGGGGAACGCGAAGAAGTACCAGACGAACGCGACCCAACCTCGCCCGACCGCGGCGCAGAAGAACATGCCGACCGTCGACTACTTCCGGCGGCTCGAAGAAGAAGAACAGAGGATGAAGGAGATCGAAGGATGAACGACGACACGGTAAGGGCATTGGTGCGAGAGACCCGGTCACGTTCGGCACGGCTCGAGCGCAATCCGCGCCTAGGCCGATCGTTCCTAGATCAGCTCGCGGACGCTCTCGAGTGGGCCATTTCCTCCGAGCGCGGTGATGCCGAGTGGGAGTACTCGCTCCGTGTGGCAGAGCGCGGGTCGGGGTTGCCCGGAAGCGGCGGGCCTTGGAAGACGCATGAGGAGGCAGTCGAGGAGATGGAGCGCGAGAACGCCGTGGAAAAGCGCAAGACGGTGCCGTACCGCTACGTGATTGTCAGGCGACGTGTTGCTGGGCCGTGGGAGCCGATACCCGATGACCCCGCGTGAGTGTTCCGAGCTCCTGACGTACGCGTCGATCATCGACAACCGCACGGTCGCACCGGAGACCGTGCAGGCGTGGATGGAGGTGCTCGGTCATCTCGACGTGACCCTCGCAAGGCAGGCGATCATTCAGCATCGACGCGAATCAACGGAGTACCTGATGCCGGCGCACGTCATACGTGGCGCCCAGCGGCTACGTGCTGCGTCCAGAGCGATCGAAAGCGCCCCGACGTGTTCCCGTCACCCCGGCTACATCCTGACGCGCCTAGAGCCCATCTGCGCCCGCTGCCAACGAGAGGAACAAGAAGGTGATTGACCACGAACAGATCTGGGAGAGCTTCGTCGCAGACCTAGACGTCGATTCAGTGCGAGCGGAAAGGCCGGGCGGGCGACTTGACCGAGACTCTCGGGAACGCCACAAGGATCGCGTCATGGAGTACCGGATGCGGCGCTACCTTCTTCCGGCGCCGTCGGGTTTCGATGAAGTCGGCGTAAATGAAGTCGCGGGCTGGCTCAATCGGCGAAGAGCGACCGAAGAACGCATAGTCGAATACGCATCAAAGAAGAACGCCGAAAGGCAGGTCATATCAGTCAATAGGCCCTAGAATTGAAGCGGCCCCAGGGAGTGCGTCAACACTCAACCCGGGGCCTCGCCCGACCAAATCGCTTGACCGAATGGAGGGGTTGCCATGAATGGTACCCGCACACTGACCGTCGACCAGCGTTTCGACGCCAAGTACGCGCACGGAGCGCCCGATGAGTGCTGGGAGTGGACCGCGGGTCGGACTATCGACGGCTACGGACGCTTCCGCCTCGACCAGCAGCACCGAATGATCGCCTCCCGCTTCGCCCTCGTGCGCGCAGCCGGAGAGCCGTCCTCTTCGATGGAGCGCGCTTGCCACACCTGCGACAACCCGCCATGCGTCAATCCAGCGCATCTCTACTGGGGCACGGAACAGCAGAACGTGCAGGACGCGATTGATCGTGGCCGAAAGGCGAAAGGCGCCACGCACGGACGCGCAAAACTCACCGACGCAGACGTTCTAAGCATCCGCGCAGCAGTCACTGCTGGCCGCATGTTGAAAGACCTCGCCGACGAGTTCGGCGTCTCTGCACCCACCATCAGCAACATCGTGGCTGGCCGGATCTGGCGCCACCTTCTTGCAAGAACGAACTGAGGACAAACAATGGCATCCATCACCTTCACTGCCTTCGTCGAAAGCTGGACGAAGAACGCCGAGCAGCACCCGGCATGGGGCATGAAGACGGCTGAGACGCACCGCAAGAAGGACGGCGACGAGTGGGTCGACAATGGCCGCACGTTCCGCACCGTGAAGGTCGCGTACGGCGTCGACCTGGACCTTACGCAGTTCCGGAAGGGCGACCGGGTCAACATCGTCGGCACTGAGGTCACCGAGTCCCGAGAGCACGACGGGAAGAAGTACTACGACCTCGTCGTGAAGGCCACCAGTGTCGAGCTCGCGCAGACCGGACGACAGCAGCAGCAGCCTGCAGCTCCGGTGTCGCGTCCCGTCAACGACTGGGAGCCCGACGCGTTCGCACCCACATCCACCGTTCCCGCTGACATGCCGTTCTGAGGAGACCGACCGTGACTGAAGCCCCAGCAACCGCAGCAATCTGGTTCGAGGTGGAGCATGAGCCACACTTCACGATTGCAGACTGGGCGACTGTCCATGAGCGTCGGGGCACCGTCTACGTGATGTGGCCCGGCGGCGGATTTGAGGCGCTTCCGGGAGGTGTGATCCTCGCAACCGACGCGAACACTGGTATTCAGCGGCAATACCTCATGGCCCCGGAGCTTCTCGCAGCCGCTCGTCGTCAGCACATTCGGGTCCGGTACTGGCGCCCCAAAGGAAAACCGCGCGCGATTGGCCGCAAGCTTCGACGCGGAAAACTCCGGCCCTCACCGCCACCCGGGTACTACGCAGTCGGATGGCCTGCACCGGAACAGAAGCCGGTACACGCATGACCGCCCGGTGGGACAAGCGCGCGAGGTGGTTGCGCCCACTGATTTGGAGGGCGCTACGACCGTCCGTTGCCAACTCGGTGATGCTCTCCCGCTCTCTGTTCGAGCCCGGACGGACCTATTCGGGCGCCGAGGTGCGATCGATCCTGGCCGATGAAGCGAAAGCAATCGCGCAGTCCGAGATGGACGACGACGCATGACCGCCACGCATCCCCGCCTCCGCGCTCTCCTTCGTCTCCTGCTCGACGCGGGCGAGATCACCCCGCAAGGAGTCCGACAAATCGAACGAGTACTCGAGGCGGAGGACGCATGAGCCTCCTCGCCCGCATCCTCTTCACGTTCGCCGTCCTCCTCATCGCCGCCCACATAGCCGGCGGAGATATCGGGATCAGGCACGACACGAGAGGCACCTGATGGACATCGACGTCGAGTACGTGCAGCACCTCATCGACACGACGACGGACCGGGCACTCGCTCAGCACACGCAACAGTTGCTCGACCAGAGGCAGAAGGAGGGCTACTGATGCTCGAGGAGTACTGGAACTGGCGGACGGGTGAGCACTCGGTCCGCTGCTCCCCGACATTCGAGGACATCCGGGAAGCGATCGGTATGGCCGCTGAGGCCGGGGTGGAGTACGTGGTCATTCGGCCCGGGACCATCAAAGGCACGACGAACGAGGGGGCGGCTCATGGTGGCTGAGAACGGGCGCGACGAACTGGCGGTGCTGCTCGAGCACCACAGCATCGGCGTTCCATTCCACGACGCCCTTGCCGACGCGATCCTGTCGTCCTCGTGGCTGGCCGGACAGCTCAAGCAGGCAAGGGCAGACGCACTCGAAGAAGCAGCCGCCCAACGAAAGCGGGCGATGGAGAACCAGGACTGGGATTTCGACAACGCCAGTGAGGAAGACATCCTCACCCACTTCCATGCCGCGAATCCGTGGAACAAGTAGTAACCCCCACCCGCCGGAAAGCCCGTCACTCCACAAGGAGGGCGGGCTTTCCGCATACCCCAGGAGGAAGACACATGGCCGTCGATGAAGAGTCACGGTACGAGTACGTGCGTTGGGTCACAGTCCTGCCAGACGGGACCAGATACGGCTCCTACGACACCCGAGAGCAGGCGCTTACCGAGGAGCCGATACACCGAGAAGCGATGCTCCTCCACGTCGCTGAGATGGCCGCTATGGGACGCGCCGCCAGGGTGAACGCGCCCGCCAAGCCTGTAGCGCTGATTCGCGAGCGCACCACGACCGTGACGCACACCACCACCGATTCGACTACTGAAGCGTGGCCGAACCTGTGAAGTGCCCTCACTGTCCCGCACACTTCCCGGTCCCGTCGCTCTGCCGCGACCACATACGCGAACAACACGAACAGGAGACGACATGACCGACCGAGCCTTCATGCAAGTTGACGACGGCTGGGTGGAAGTCGACGCGATCACAGCGATCGTCCCCGTCAAGTGGTACCCGAACGACGTCACCTACGACCGCGCCGCCCACCCAGGGCAACTCATCGGCTCAGAAGTTCACTTCCACGGCGGCAAAATCACCACCGCCGAGAAACCCGCCCTGCTCATGGCGCGCATGGCGGAAGCCGCGAAGATTCACCACGAACAGGAGACGACATGAGCAAGCTGTCCGGCTATTACTGGCGGTGCGCATGCGGCAACGAAGAACACTCTTACGCACGCGACGACCTCGACCTACTCGTGCGCACTCATCGCATGGCCCACGAGGCACTTGTCCGGCGCATCACCACCATGCCCTCAGAGGTGAACCGATGAAGCGATACCGCTGCGGCAACTGCGGCATGCGCATCGAGGGCATGGTGCCCTTCCAAACCTGGGTTTGCCGAATCATCACCCGAGTATCGGCAGTCTTCGGGAGGGTCGAATGAGCCGCGATCCCAACGGCGAAGTGACCGAGATCTTCTGGTCATGGGAGCACGGAGCCGGATACCTGATTGAGATGGCCACCGGCTACCAGATCGAAGTCAGTGCTAGTGGCAGACACCGGCGCGCGTTCACATTCAAGGAGACCCGATGACCGACAAGCGCAAAACGTTCCGCTTCCGACCTGGCAAGAATCACTTCGTGGACAAGGACCGAATCTTCACATTCTGGGAAGACCAACGTGTCGTCCGCGCAGGGTACGAGCGCCGAAACTACGTCGACCTGATCGCCGAGTACGGGACGGTCGAACGCCTGCCCAAGGAGAACGAGGCGACAATGATGGTTCGCCTTGACGACGACACCGTCTGCCCCTGGTCACCCCTCGAAGCCATGCCGCACCGCGAATGGGCCAAGCGCCAACGCGACCGGTTCCGCGACAGGGCGAAGGCATACAACGACTTCCTGTCCACCCTTGACGAGAACGGACGCCGATGACTGACGACGACGCGCTCCTCCTCGCAGTAGAAGCGCTCACCAAACCGAGAACTTCGAAAGTGGTGCAGTCGAAGAATGGCATCGAATGCATCTCACCCGTCAACCTGCCGCCACTGCTCGAAACGCTCGACACCATGATCCGCGAGACCATGGGCGGATCAGCAGGCGGCACCCTCAAGTCGCAGCAGAACATCCTCGACACCGACGCGCTCTGGCGATTCATCCGCATCAACAACAGCGTCAACGACTGGGCACGACTCGCCGGGTCAACCATCACTAAGCCCGACTCTGGCAAGACGCTCGCCGCATGGTTCGTCGTCTACCGGCAGAAGAACCGCGACTACGAGGAAGACAAGTTCTACCTCAAGCACCTTTGGTCATGGGCCGCTGAAATCGAAGGGAAGATCGAACCGCCGCGCATCATGGACCTGCCCGACCCGTGCCCTGTCTGCGACGCTCGCACCTGGTGGAATCCGAAGACGCGAGAAGAGTACGCGCGGCCACTCGTCATCACCTTCCGAGAAGGCGAAATCTTCCCAGACGGCGGACGAGGACTCTGCAGGGCATGCGACACCGCATTCGGAGTACGCGAACTCGCATACGCCCTCGAACAGAAAGCCGCCGAACAAGCCGCCAGCTAGTTGCGCAACCCCCGACATCCATGGTCTAATAGACACGAATTCGCGGGACTATGTCCCCGTCCAGTTCGACACCTTCACAGAGAGGCGGTCATCCTTCGGGGGGGCCGCCTTTTTGCGTTGCACGGCGCACACGATGCGCCAAGTCCCACGGTCAGGCGCTTACAGGCCTGACCGTGGACGGAGTCGAGGGCCGCAGTGGCCGTCCTCGGCTTTACCCCTCCGCGCCCCTAGCCTCTGGCTCGTAGGCGCGGATCTTGCGCGGATGACTTTGCCGATACGTCCCGCGCTCGCAGTAGGTCGGCTAGACCGGTTTCACATGGTGGTCCGGCGCGTGAGTTCGTGATCAAAACTGCCATCTTGCCTCGGAGTGGGGCCGATAAGTCGTCCCAGGGATGACTGGCCTCGGTCTAGGTCCCGCTTCCGAGTGCACACGTTCCGGATCGGCATGGTCCGCCTCACACGCGTTCCCACTACCGACCGGATAGAGCCCGAATCGGATACCCCGGGCTCACTAAGGGAACGCCCATGGTTGCCCTCGCTCGAAGCGGGGTCTCATGTCAGCGCCTGTGCAAGGCGCACCCGGTCGCTCCGGCAGATGCCATGAGACCCCGCTTCCCAGTGCTCGACGCGAAAGTGTACGGATCAATTCGATTCGGCCATCGCGTACACATTCTTCGCAGCACCCCCGCTCACCCCAGAGTCGATCGGCATGGCCTGGGACAGCGGACGAGAACTGCGAACACCACTTGCCTCGGCCGTCGACACAGCAGCTAAGCGCACACGCAAGCGACGCGAGCACGAGGCAACACCCATTGAGGAGAGCAGCATGGCCACGTACCGCAAGAAGCCCGTCGAGATCGAAGCGCTCGGACCGCTCACTGCTGAGAACAGCGCCGAGATCGCGGAATGGTCCGGTGGCCTTGAGCGCCCCGCTGAGGGACCGGCCAGCAAGTACTCGCCGATCACCTACGACGGCTCACTGTTCATCCCCACGCTCGAAGGGATGATGACCGCCAAGCTCGGCGACTACATCATCCGCGGCGTTCAGGGCGAGTTCTACCCGTGCAAGCCCGACATCTTCGTCGCCACCTACGACGCGGTCTGACGATGAAGTCATGTGCTTGCGGCGGGGACATGGTTGCTTACGGGGACGGACTACTCGTCTGCACGCACGAAGACCTCGGGCATCCCGTCGGTACCTGCGCATCCTGCCTCGTGTACCAGCGCGTGACCAACGCGCGCGCCCACAGCTAGACGCACCCCACTAACTCAACAGAGAACCCCCGCGCTGCGCTAACAGCCGGGGGCGTGAACAACTCATCGAAGGAGTTGCTATGAACAAGCATACGTCAGGACTTTGCGAAGGGCCGGGACGCGAAGGGTCGTGCGGCCGGCCAAAGCGCCCGTCTCGAGCATGGTGCTCCGGTCACGTTGAGCAGTACCGGCTGGGCAAAGAGCTGGCACCCCTTGGGCCGTCGCATCGCAAGGCCAAAGAAGCCATCGAGTGTTCGTTGCGAGAATGCGAGCGCCAAGCCGAACGCCGGGGGCTCTGTAGCAGGCACTACCAGCGCGCAAGACTCGACGGCGAGATCAGCCGCTACCCGACGAGCGAACGCGCCGACTTCCGCATCCACCCCGAGGACCGTTTCGCGCAAATCGGATGGGACATCGCAGACGATGGATGCTGGCACTGGCGAGGAACACGAATCGCCGCGGGCTACGGAGTCTTCACGATCGCGCCTCACGCTGCTGTCGGAGCTCATCGGTTTGCCGTGTGGCTCAGTACCGGGCGCATGCCTCGGCCCTCAGACCATGTTGCCCACTCGTGCGACAACCCGCAGTGCGTCAACCCCGATCATCTGACGGCAGGCACATGCAAGGCCAACATGCAAGACATGGCAGCCAAGGGTCGAAGCACCCACGGCGAGAAGAGCCCACACGCAAAGCTCACCATCGACCAGGTCGTCGAGATGCTCGCACGTTCTCGACAGGGCGAGTCCTCGTATTCGATGGCCGCCGACTACCCAGTGTCCGCGCGTTACATCCGCTCAATCGTCAAGGGAGAGAGATGGCAGACGGCACTCAGGATGGCAGGACAGAGCTGACTCGTGCTGTCGCGTATGACGGTTTTGGTGCGCCATTACTACCTCATCAGCTAGGCGCACGAATCGATGGCGAGGTGCGACGGCAACTGCTCGCACGCATCGATAGCGATGATGCGTGAAGGTGTGCACCGAGGTGGGCTGTCCCACACTCATATCCGCTTCTGGTCGCTGCGATGTACACAGACGACACAGTGAGAGCGCACGAGGTAGCAGGCAAGCCCGAGGCTACAACGCCGCACACGACGCGCTGAGGCGCGACTGGTCGGCGCTCGTCAAGACCGGCACCATCCGATGCTGGCGCTGCACTGAGCTCATCGGCGCCGCCGAAGCATGGGACCTAGGTCACGACGACCTGGACCGCACCATCACACGCGGCCCTGAGCACGCTGGCCGATGCAATAGAGCAGCTGGTGGACGAGCCTCGCATCGATGATTGCGACTTTGACTCGCCCTCGTTGTCGCTCGAGCTTCGGCGATCGCCCACACCCCCCTGCCCCCTCCCCTTAGGTCGCCTCTCGATCGGACCGCCGGGGTGGGGGCTCGATGGTGCGGAGGGTTCAGAACTTCCGAAACCCACACGGATGAGGTGATTGCTGATGGCTCGAGGTGGTGCACGTAACCGGTCGGGTCCGCAGCCTGATCCGAAGTCGGGTAGGTCGGATCGTCGCGGTTTCAAGTTGACAGCGCTGCCCTCTGAGGGGTACGGCGAGGAGCCGCCCGCGTTCCCTCTGCCGCTTGTGACGCGTTACGCGCAGGTGGAGCGAACGAAGGTGGCTGACGAGTCGGCGACTGAGTCGTTCCGTGAGCGTGAGCTGGCGGTGTGGGCGGATGCGTGGAGTACCCCGCAGGCGTGTGCGTGGTCGATGCAGTCGTGGCGTTGGCAGACGGTCGCTGAGTATTGCCGCATCAAGACGGCGGTGGAGCTCGATCCTGATGCTTCGGCCGCTCTGGTCGGTCAGCTTCACCGGTTCCGTGACCAGATCGGCTTTACGCCGGCTGGTCTGCGGGAGAACGGGTGGGCGATTGCTGTCGATGAGGTTGCGGAGAAGCGTGACGCTCCGAAGGCGGTGACTGCGGCTCCTTCGAGGCGATTGAGGGCGGTTGATGGCTGAGTTCGTCGTCGACTTCCCGACCCTGGGTGACCTGGGTGACGCGTGGATCACGCGTCATTGCCGGGTTCCTGATGGTTTCACTCGCGGCAAGGCGTTCCAGATGGCTGATTGGCAGTTCTGGTGCCACGCGAACCGCTATCGGGTGCGTCCTGAGGCGAAGTTCGTGCCTCGTGAGCTGGTCGGTCCTGACAATCCGCCGACCCTGAATCAGGCGTTTCACTACAGGAAGACGCTGATCGTGGCGCCACAGAAGACGGGCAAAGGTCCGTATTCGGCTGCTCAGGTGTCTTTCGAGGCGTGTGGGCCGTCTGTTTTCGCCGGTTGGGCTGTCGGCGGCGAGGTCTACTCGTGCGCTGACAACGGCTGCCCTTGTGGCTGGGAAGAGTCGCCTGAGGCGTACCGGTACGAAGCCGGCGAGCCGATGGGGATGCGTCACCCGTCGCCACTGATTCAGATCACTGCGAACTCGCAGGAGCAGGCGGACAACATCTACCGTCCGTTGCGGGCGATGATCAACCTCGGTCCGTTGCGCGAGCTCCTGGCGGTCCGTGAGGGCTTCATCCGGGTGCTCGGGCTGTCCGACCAGGAAGATCTGGACCGCATCGACGTGGTCACGGCTTCGGCTCGGTCGCGCCTGGGCAATCCGATCTCGGATGCCGAGCAGGACGAGGCGGGCCTGTACACGACGGCCAACAAGATGGTCGACGTCGCGGACACGCAATCCCGTGGCGCGGCGGGTATGGGCGGTCGCGTCCATCTGACGACGAACGCCTGGGACCCGACGGAGAATTCGTACGCTCAGCAGACTTTCGAGGCGCATGAGGACGACGTGTTTGTCTTCTACCGCAACCCGAACGACGTGTTGCGGACGCCGGATGGGAAGCTGCTCGACTATCGGAAGGCCGCTGACCGTCGCCGCATTCACGAATACGCCTATGAGGGCTCGTGGTGGGTGAATCTCGACTCGATCGAGGCCACGGCGAAGTCGATCATGGCTCGCGATTACACGCAGGCCGGGCGGTTCTTCGGGAATCTGCTGCTGCGCGGTGCTGGCAAGTGGCTTGAGGATGGCGAGTGGGAGTCGAAGAAGGACGAGACGATCACGGTCTCTCCTCGTACGGCGGTTGCGCTGGGCTTCGACGGCTCGGACAACAACGACCACACCGGGTTGCGCGCCGAGACGCTCGACACGCTGCATCAGTTCACACCTCGGTGGGGTGTGAATCAGGAGCCGACGCTGTGGAATCCGACTGAGCATGGTGGTCGAGTCCCTCGCGGTGACGTGATGCGGGCTATCCGCGATGTCGCTACTCAGTTCCAGATCGTCCGGGCCTACTTCGACCCGCCGATGTGGGAGACAGAGATTGATGACCTGGCTTCGGAGTTCGGTGAGGGCGTGTTCATCAAGTGGCCGACGTACCGGATTGCACCGATGCATGGTGCTCTCGAGCGGTTCCGGACGGACATTACGAACACGGACTCGCGTTTCACTCACGATGGCGACGCGAAGGTAGCGGATCACATGAGTAACGCGGTGATGCGCTCCAAGGAGATGGACCCGCTGACGAAGGTTCGCCGGTACATCCTTGGAAAGCCTGTCGGCGAGGACCACCGCAAAATCGACTACACCATGTCCAGCGTTCTCGCCCATGAGGCGGCAATGGATTCCATCAAGTCCGGTTGGGCTGAGGCGAACAACACGGTTCTTGTGTTCCGACGTTAGGGGAGGTTCTGGATGCCCCTGAACGACGACGAATCGAACCTGTTCAAGAAGCTGCAGTCGCTCCACTCGCGTGCGCAGCGTGAGATCGGCTACTACAACGACGTGTACGAGGGCCAGGAGAAGCTGAAGCAGCTTGGGCTGTCGATTCCTCCCGAGCTCGAGCACTTCGCGGTGTGGCTCGCTTGGCCCGCTACGGCCGTGGATTCCATCGAGGAGCGCCTGAACGTCACGGGCTTCCGGATGCCGGGGATGACTGCTGACGAGTCCCTGTGGGGCGTGTGGACGTACAACAACATGGACGAGCGCCAGTCGTTCGCTCACATCGACGCGCTCGCTCTCGGACGCTCCTACCTCTGCGTGGGAACGAACGAGGAAGACAGCGACTACCCGCTGATCACGGTCGAGTCCCCGCAGGAGATGACCGCGATTCGCGATCCTCGGACGCATCACGTGACTGGCGCTGTGCGTCAGTACGTGGGTGACGACGGGGCGCGTCGAGCGACTTTGTACCTGCCGAACGTGACCTATTGGCTGCGTCTCGACAAGTCGAAGTGGGTAGACGAGTACGACCCCGACGTGCACAACTTGGGGACAGTCCCGGTCGTGCCGATGGTGAACCGTTCACGCGCCACTCGTCGGCGTCGCGCGGTGCTCGAGGGCGTGTCGGAGATGGCTCGCGTCATCCCCGTTGCGGAGAGCGCCTCGCGTGCGGTAACTAACCTGCAGCTCGCGCAGGAGTCGATTGCGGCTCCGACTCGTGGCGTGCTCGGTGCGACCAAGTCGGACTTCATCGACGAGGCCGGCAACGTGCTTCCCGCGTGGGAGACGTACTACGGCGGGGTGTGGGCGCTTGCGAACAAGGAAGCGAAGACGTTCCAGTTCGATGCGGCGGATCTCGGGAACTGGGACAAGGCCGTGACGATGTACGCCCGGCAGGCATCGGGTCTGACTGGTCTTCCCATCGATCACTTCGGCGTGAACACGAACAACCCTCCGTCCGCTGAGGGTCAGCGCGCGGGTGACACCCGGCTGATCAAGCGCACGGAGCGGAAGCAGACGCCGTTCGGTCACAGCTACGAGTCGATGCAACGCCTCGTGATGAGGTTCCGTGACGGCGAGTGGGACCCGGATGCCCGCCGGATGGAAACGATCTGGCAGGACGCCGGAACCCCGACGATCGGCATGGTCACCGACGCGATCGTGAAGCGCTACCAGGCAGGTCTTACCGACTGGGAGACGGCGCAGGAGCGGCTGGGTGAGACGCCTGAGGCGATCCGCAAGATGAAGCAGCGGCGCGACGCTGACGCGAACCTGGGCGTCAATTTCGGCGACACGGCCGCGTCCGGGAGTTTCGCCGCTGAGGAGTAGCCGTGCCTTCCGTTGAGTCGATCGCTGATGCCAGGCAGGCGTCACTGATCGGGCTCAGCGAGAAGCTGGCGACTCGTGGTCGGCGGGCTTGGAGTCAGGTCGATTTTGCCGCTCTTGACGCGTCTTGGGCAGTAGTCGCACCAGCCTTGGCCATGTCGCTCAACGCGGCGCAGGTTCAGGCTGCTGCTGGCTCGGATCGGTACGTTTCGCGACTCTCGACGGAGTACGACTTCGACGAGGAGCCGACTTCGCTTGTCCCGCAGGCGTTCGCCGGTGTCGACGGCTCCGGTAGGGGCATCGAGACGGGCCTGTACGGGGCTGTGACGGCCACGAAAGAGGCGGTGCGTGCCGGACTTGGTGCTCGGGAGGCGATGCTTTCTGGGGCCACCTACCTGGCGACGATGCTGAAGACGGCGTTGGCTGATCAGGCGCGTAGTTCCGACATGGTCGCGTCGGTTGGCCGTGGGTACGTGCAGTACGTCCGCATGGTGGAACCGGGCGCGTGCTCGCGATGCATGGCGCTGGCGGGCAGTGACCGGTTCTCGAAGCAGTTCCAACGGCACCCGGCATGCCGTTGCACTACTCGCCCGGTTCCGCTCGAGGAAGCGCGTGAGCGGAACTACAAGGGTCCCAACGACCTGTTCGAAGAGCTATCACCAGCCGAGCAGGATCGGCGGTTCGGCAAGGCGGGGGCGCAGGCCATCCGTGACGGCGCCGACCTCGGACAGGTCGTCAACGCCCGTCGAGGCATGGGCCGACCGAAGTCCTACGCGGACTACTCGCGCATGACCAAAACGACGATCGGGCGGCGCCCAGACGGCACTCCGGTGCGGGTCTACGCAACGTCAGAGGGCACCACGTCCCGCGGCGGTTTCGGTCGGCGCGAGGAGAACCGGGTGCGTCTCGCTGGCGACCGCTACACGTCAGCTCGACGCGTCCGACTGATGCCCGAATCAATCCTCGAGATCGCGGGCGACGACCAGGCGCTACGGCAGGCATTCCTACGAGACGCCGGCTACCTCGAGTACAAGCCCAACGGCGGCTACGACCTCGCGGCCATCGCCGAGCAGCGCAGACAGGATCGCGTCCTCGTGAACCGAGCGACCATCCGCTACGGCAACTTCACGTTGGGCAACTAGCCCGCACACATTCTCCCGACGCATGCGATGTGCGGCCGGGTCTTTCCGCGATGGAGGAACCACATGGAAGACACCTGCAAGCCGATCTGGACTCGCCCTGCACCGTCGGTCATGGAGATGCGAGGAATTCGCTTCCTCACCGCTCCGGATGACGAGGCAACTCCTGGGGCGCCCGTAGATCCGCCGAAGCCGGATGGGGATAAGCCTCTCGGTGATGGCGGGGAGAAGGCGTTGAAGGCGGAGCGGGCAGCCCGTTCGGCCGCTGAGCGACGTGTCGCTGAGCTTGAGGCGGAGGCGCAGAAGCGTGCTGATGCCGAGCTCACGGAAGTCGAGCGGCTGAAGAAGGAGAACGCGACTCTCACTGAGCAGAACGCGAAGTCGGAGCGCGACGCTCTGCGCAACGCGGTCGCTCTCGAGAAGGGGCTCCCCGCGAGCCTCGCCGCGCGACTCATCGGCTCGACCCGCGAAGAGATGGCGGCTGACGCCGACACGCTCCTCTCGGTGATCCCGCAGGCGCAGTCGACCAACCCTCGCCCCGACCCCTCGCAGGGACCCAAGAGCACGCCGTCCGGCGGCTCGGTCGATGCGGGAGCGGCCCGGTATCGCGAGAAGCACCCGCCCAAGAAGTAACCCCCTCAACTCTCCAAAGGAGACCCCATGGACCTCGCGCCTCGCGTCGAGTCGTTCGGGTCGGACGACCAGTCCTGGCTCGACTCGGCACACGGACAGGACGCCGCGATCAGCGGCACTGTCACCCTCACCTCGTCCGGCCTCACCGCCGGCACCCACTACCCGTCTGGGCACCTGCCTTCGGGCACGAAGCTCGGCAGGATCACCGCGTCGGGCAAGTACGGCCTCTACGACGACGCTGCCACCGATGGGCGCCAGACGCTCGTCGGACACCTGCTGACCGGCCAGAAGGTCGGCAGTGGCGACATCGTCGTGCCGATCCTCGTGCACGGTCGCGTCAACGAGTCCAAGCTTCCGTTCGCCATTGACGCCGCCGGTAAGGCCGACGTCGCGGGCCGTATCCAGTACATCTAAGGAGGGCTGAGAAATGCTGATCACTACCGACTACATCACGCCCACCGAGCTGACCGGGTACGCGCGCGCCGCGCTCGCCGACCTCGAGGCCAACCAGTTCACCCTGTCGCAGTTCCTCCCTTCGGAGAACGTCGACGACCTGAACTACCGCTTCTCCCGTGGCGGGCAGGGACTCGCCGAGGCGGCCACTTTCCGCGCGTTCGACGCTGAGTCCGCGATCGCTTCGCGCCCCGGTGTCACCCGCGTCACCGGCGAGCTCCCCCCGATCTCGCGGAAGATCAAGCTCTCCGAGTACGACCGTCTCCGTCAGCGCCAGCTCCCCGACCAGATTGTGAACGCGGTGTTCAACGACACCGACCGCATGGTCCAGTCGGTCGCTGCGCGCATCGAGCTCGCTCGGGGTGCCGCTCTTGCCACTGGCAAGGTCAGCATCAACGAGGACGGCGTGATCGCTGACGTCGACTTCGGTCGCCGCGCCGGTCACACCAACCAGGCGCCCGGCACCCTGTGGACGGTTTCCGCTTCGGCGACTCCGATCGCTGACCTCATCGCCTGGTCGACGCCTACCGCACGAACAACGGTGGTCAGAACCCCGGCGCGATCCTCACTTCGCAGGCGGTGCTGTCCGCGATCCTCCGCACCGCTGAGGTCCGGGCGTTCGCCGCCACTTCTGGTGTCGCCCCGTCGATCGTCTCGCCCCTCATCCTGAACACGATCCTGCAGGCCTACGGCCTGCCCCCGATCGTCGTCAACGAGGCGCAGATCAACGTCGGCGGTGTCGCCACCCGGGTCATCCCCGCGAACAACGTCATCCTCCTGCCCGCGCCCGGCGCGTCGCAGCTCGGTGGCACGTTCTGGGGAACCACGGCCGAGTCGCTCGAGTCCGAGTTTGGCCTTGCAGGAGACGAGCCCGGAATCGTCGCCGGCTCCTACTCGACGAAGGACCCGGTCGCGGTGTGGACGAAGGCGGCGGGCATCGCGCTCCCCGTGCTCGCCAACCCCGACCTCACCTTCCAGGCGGTCGTGGCCGCATGAGCGAGCTGATCTCGTACGTCACCGTCCATGACGAGGATGGCGTGTCGCACACGTTCGCTCCGGGCGACGAGGTGCCCGCCTGGGCCGTGAAGGCGATCCAGAACAAGTCGGTCTTCAAGCCCGCGCGGGCTTCGAAGCCGGACGAGAAGTAACGGAGGGGTGCGCGATGGCTGGACCGGCTACGTCGCAGGATCTAGCGGATAGTCGTTGCGCACCCTCACCGAGCAGGAGCAGACGGTCGGGTCGAAGCTTCTCGGGGACGCGTGGGCGATCATCGTCTCGCGAGTTCCGGGGGCCGAGACTCGACTGGCTGACCCTGTATTTACGTCGCTGGCGACTCAGGTGCAGTGCTCGATGGTGCTGCGTGTCCTTCGCAATCCTGAGGGCAAGCTCGAGGAGCAGGGCGATGACTACCGCTACCGGCTCGATGCGGCCGTGTCGACCGGAGCGTTGTACCTGTCAGACGCGGAGTTCGCGATGCTGACGCCGTCTGGCGTGGCTTCTTCGGGAGCGTTCACCATACGCCCGGCAGGCTACGCGCGTTCTCGCTCGTGGGATGCGGAGTCCGGGTGGTGAGCGTTCACGGCGTGCTCGGGCAGGGCCGCCGATTCATCGACGCCTGATGACGGAGACGGTCGCAATCGGCACCCTCACCTCCGAGCCGGGGCCGAACTTCGAGACGGTCGAGTCAATCGGCTCCCCGGTCTACTCGGGTCCCGCTCGCCTGAAGTGGTCTTCTACGACGGTTTCTGACGCGTCGGCTGCTGGTCAGTCGGCTTCGGTGCAGTCGGTGGTTTTGAAGCTGCCTGTGGGCACGTCAGGGGTGCATGAGGGCATGTACGCGATCGTGTCGGCGTCGTCGGTTGATCCGGGTCTTGTGGGTCGGCGGTTTCGTGTCGCTGGTCAGCCGGAGTCGGGTCAGGTGACGGCGTTGCGGTTCCCGGTCGAGGAGGAATCCTCGTGAGCGGCGTGTCCTATGACTTCAGCGAGCTGCGGACGTTGAGCGCTGACCTTGCCGTGGTGGCGAAGGTTGAGGTGCGGAAGTCGATGCAACAGTCGGCGATCCGGACAAAGAAGTTTTGGGCGGATGACGCACGCCGTTCGTTCGGCAGGTCGATCGCTCGCCGGTATGCGCCGACCATCGACTACTCGGATCTGCGGATGCTCGCCGCGTCGGACAACACCTATCGCGTGGATGTCGGCCCGAACCTGAAGCGTTATGGCGGCAAGACGGGTCGAGGCGGTCTGATCCCGTCGCTGGGCATTCTCGAGGAAGCCAACAAGGGCGTCCGCGGGAATGCGCGCGGTTCGATCGATCGTGCGCAGGTGTTCGCTGAGCGTGAGTTCGTGGATCGCATGCAGCTCGCGGTGGATCAGTCGTTGCGGAAGCGGGGGCTGTGATGATCCGTGAGCATTACGAGGCAGTCGCGGCTCTGCTGACGGCTGACGCGGACCTCGCCGGCAAGGTGCATGCGTCGGCTCTGGTGTCTCCGGATGGGAAGTTGCAGCGGTCTACGTACGTGATCGTCTACCCGACGCCGCCGGATGAGCTGAACGATGAGCGCACTGCGGTGAAGGCTCGCGTGGACTCGAAGGCGACGTACCACTACGAGGTGCGTGCCGTGTCGGTGTCTGCGCTGGGTTGCGCGGACCTCGTCGACCGGCTTCTCACCCGCTTGGTCGGCGCCACCCCTGTGGTCGCTGGCCGGAAGGTGTCCTCGCTTGAGCTCGACACCGTCGACCGCGTCCTCCCCGATACCAACGTGTCGCCGCCCCTGTACTACTGCGATGTCACGTTCATGTTCATCTCCCGGAAGGACGTCTCGTGAGTTTCGTTCGAGTGAGATCCGTCGATGGTGCTTTGCACGAGTTCGACGCCCCCGTGGCGCTGGTCGCTGCGTTCCCCGACCGCTACAAGGTGCTCGACAAGTCGCCGGTTTCCGAACCGCGGCCGTCGAAGCACGTCATCCGGCCTGCACGTAAGCGGTCCGGTTCCAATTCCGTGGGCGAATCTACGAAGGAGAAGCCTGATGGCATTTGACGTCGAAATTCCCGAGGGCATTCTCGCGGATGACAACTTCCTGGCCGTGTGGGTGCCCGCGATTGCGGACATCAACGCGCCGACCGCCGCTGAACTGAACGGTGCCACGGTGATCCCGCTGTCCCTGTGGGTCGGTGAGGGTGAGTACAACCACACGGTCAACGACGCGCCGATCACGGCGAACCGTGTCGGGGTGGCTCAGCCGGTGCAGTACGACGGGACCGACGAGCACACGCTCGAGATCTCGTACGTGTACACGAATACGGCCGATGACGAGCTGCGTCTCGCGCTCCCGTACCGGGCGACCGGCTACATCGTGGAGCGTTTCGCCGTGGATCGTGAGCTCGCGTTCGCCGCGGATCAGGTCGTGGACGTGATCCCTGTTCGCGCGGGTCGTCAGCGCAAGGTCATGCCCACCCGCAACACGGAGCTCAAGCGCATCCAGCGCCTCAACGTCCGCCGCCGTGTGGCGACCGATGTCGAGGTCGTCGCTGGGGCGTAACCCCCACCTACCCCTGCCGGGCGTACAACCGCGCCCACGGAGCGCCCGGCAGGCCCACCATCCGAGGGCGTTTCCGTGGGAGGAACATCATGACCGGACTAGCCGGCCTCAGCCAGCTCATCGACACGACGAGCAAGACACCCCGCCCCGATCGCGACCCGAACATGCACGTGGACGTCGCCGCCCTCGTCGGCGAGCACCTGGTTTCCCTCCGGTTTCGCGCGATCGATCCGGAGGAGTGGGCTCGCCGGACGTACGAGTCGACGCCTCAGCCGGGCGTGGAGAAGGATCAGACGTTCAAGTACAACGTGCGTGAAGTGGCGAAGGATGTCGCGCAGGTTTCCGGTTACCTCGTGGACGAGGACAGGCCGGAAGAGTTCATCCCTGCTACGACATGGGCGGAGCTGTGGCCGATCCTGTCCGGCCCGACCAGGGTCGACATCTTCAATGCGGTTTTCATCCTCAACCAGGGCATGCCTCAGATGCGGACCATCGCAGCAAAAAAAGCGCGACTCCGCACGCTCGAGCAGTCCGCCGACTCGCCCGAGAGCTTGGAGTCTCACCCCGCAGGCTCGGCGGGTGGGAGCCCCGTGAGGTCATCGAAATCGAGCGGGACGAGCAAGGACGCATCTCCCGCCTCGTCGCCTCCCGCGAGCCCGAGTGGGACGGCGAACAGGTCGCCGCGCTCCTCGCCTCGAGCGAAGAAGACAGGGACCGGGGACCGCACGGCTTCCCGATGAGTGTCGCGACGGACCCGGCATATGAGGGGCGATTCGTCGTGCATCAAGACACCGACTTCGCGCAAGAGGCGATTGATCGGCAGAAGGAAACGGACCGCGCCAAGTACGGCGAGAACGACCTGCGCCGCGGGGCCATTTACTCGGTGAAGCTCCGAGACAAGTAACTGAACAGAGCGAGGAGCTGACCGCATGCCGGAACGCGTCACACAGATCAGTCTCCTCGCTAAGGTCGGCAGCTACATCGCGGATATGAAGAAGGCTTCGCGTGCCACGCAGGACTCCACGGCGGAGTCTGAGGCGGCGCTGAGGAAGCAGCACGAGGCGATGTCCGAGGTGGGCGCCCAGGCAACGGTCATGGGCGGGCTGATCCTCGCTGGCGTCGGTGTCGCGGTCGCGAAGTTCGCGGAGTTCGACAAGGCGATGTCTGAGGTTCAGGCGTCCACGCACGAGAGCGCCGACAACATGGCGCTCCTGCGCGATGCCGCCCTCGACGCGGGCGCGAAGACCGCGTTCTCTGCGACCGAAGCGGCCAACGCGATCGATGAGCTCGCGAAGGCGGGCATCTCAACGGCGGACATCACGGGCGGCGCGCTCGCCGGGTCCCTCGACCTCGCCGCCGCCGGTGGCCTCGGCGTCGCCGACGCGGCCGAGATCGCTGCCACGGCGATGACGCAGTTCAACAAGAAGGGCTCCGAGGTCCCGCACATCGCGGATCTCCTCGCGGCTGGCGCTGGCAAGCGCAGGGCTCCGTTGAGGACCTCGCCGCCGCGCTGAACCAGGGTGGACTTGTCGCGTCGCAGGCTGGTTTCTCCATCGAGGAGACCACGGGAACGCTGGCGGCATTCGCGTCCGCTGGCCTCCTCGGCTCCGACGCGGGCACGTCGCTGAAGACCGCGATCCTCGCGCTGCAGAACCCCTCCGCTAAGGCCAAGGGCCTGATGGAGGACTACGGGATCTCCGTCTACGACGCGCAGGGCAGCATGCTCGGCATGTCCGAGATCGCCGGGCAGCTCGAAGCTGCGTTCATCGGCAAGACCGACGCTGAGCGGGACTCGACCCTTGCAACGATCTTCGGGTCCGACGCTGTCCGCGCTGCGAGCGTGCTCTACAACCAGGGCGCCGACGGCATCCAGGCTTGGATCGACAAGACCAACGACGCGGGTTACGCGGCGATCACGGCGGCGATCAAGCTCGACAACCTCGCGGGCGACATGGAGTACCTGCAGGGGTCGATCGACACCGCGCTCATCCAGGCAGGCTCGGGCGCCAACGAGGTACTGCGCGAGATGACTCAGCGGGCAACTGATCTCGTCGACTGGTTCGGCGCGCTCCCCGCCCCGATCATCTCCACCGGCATGGCGATCGCAACGACTGTCGGAGGGTTCACGCTCCTTGGCGGGCTGCTCCTTGTTGGGGCAACCCGTGTCGGTGACATGAGGCGCAACCTCATCACGCTGAACACGGAGATGCCGAAGACTGCGAAGTTCGCGACGGGCGCCGCGAAGGGGCTCGGTGCGATTGCTGCACTGGCGACCGTTGCGACGGTCCTGTCTGCAATCGCGACGGCCGGTTTCAAGGGTGCGGCTGGTCTCGAGGAGACGGCGAAAGCTGCGAAGTCTCTCGAGGGCTTGGACACGCTGTTCGCAGATCTCGATGGCGCCTCGGAGGTCGAGGACCTCGGGTCTGCGTTGGACGTAGTCCTCGGCGACGACATGAACTCGAAGATCAACAGGTTCGTGTCGGGCGTCAACCAGGCGTTCGGCGGACCGATCCAGGATGGCGTGAAAGCCACCCGCGACCAGTTCGCTGGGCTCGACATGAACCTCAAGGCGCTGGTTGAGGGTGGCGCTGCCGATACCGCGGCCGAGCAGTTCGAGCGCATGGCCCAGGCCGCTTTGGCTCAGGGGTACTCGATCGAGCAGGTCAAGGAGATGTTCCCGCAGTACGAGGACGCGCTCATCGGCGCTTCTGAGGCGCAGGAGGGTGGCGCCGCTTCCGCGGAGAAGAACGCCAAGCAGCTCGAGGTACTGGCAGGTAAGGCGCAGTCCGCCGAGGTCGACATCGATGCGCTTGCAGACGCGATCCGTGGCTTCGGTTCGGCGCAATTGAACGTGAACTCAGCAACCCGCGAGTTCGAGGCGTCGATCGACGCGCTTACTGAGTCGGTCATCGCGAACGGCGTGTCGCTGGACGTGTCGACTGAGCAGGGCCGTTCGAACCAGGGTGCGCTTGACGCGATCGCCCAGTCGGCTCTGGGTGCTGCTGCGGCGATCCTAGAGCAGACGGGAAGCCAGGAGGATGCGTCTGCCGCGGTTGCTCGTGGTCGTGATGAGCTGATCCGATCGTTGGAGCAGTTCGGCATCACCGGTGCCGCCGCCCAGAAGTACGCGGACGATTTGGGCCTCATTCCCGGCAGCGTCTCCACCGCGGTGGGCCTCACTGGCATCCCGGAAGCGCAGACCGAGATCGACTCGTTCATCGACCGCAACAACGGCGCCACGATCTACATGACGGCCAGCGTGCAAACGAAGTTCGATAGCGCGTTCGCGCTGCCCGGAGCTGGCCTCTCGTCGTCTGGCAGTGGCGTCCTGAAGAAGGCGGATGGCGGCACGATCTGGGGGCCCGGCACGGCATGGTCGGACACGGCTGGCATCTATGCGCTCTCCACGGGCGAAGAGGTCGTCAGTAACAAGTACGGCCAGGCGGACAAGCACCGCACCACGCTGAAGGCGATCAACGGTGGGGCTTCGATCGATGACCTGCGCGGCATGCTCTCGGGCGCATTCGCTGACGGTGGCACCGCGGGCCGCGTGAGTGCGTACGACCCGGCGGTCTACGCGGGTGCGTACGCGAGCGAGGGTCGCAGCTTCTCACCGGGCACCGGTGGCGGCTGGGGCGGGGCGAGCTCGGCAACCTCTACGACCACGCTCGCCATGGTCATCAACCCGCAGCCGCGACAGTCGGAGCGAGAGATCGGTCAGGCCGCAGCGGACTGGCAGACGGCACGACTGAGAGGACTGTGATGTTCCCTCCTGTGGCTGGTGACGTGATCACCCTTGATGACTTCGTGCTGCATTCGGAAGACGCACACACGGGGTTCTCGATCAACACGGACGAGTTCCTGGGCTGGTACGACTCGGTGGATTTCCGCCGCGACGAGACCCTGTTCACGTCCGCGCACGGTGGGTTCGACAGTCCCGGCTACCTGGGGGCGCGCACCCTGACGTGGGGTGGCATGTGTGAGGCGGACAGCCCGGAGGAGTTGCGTCGGTACGCGCGAGCGTTCGGCGCTCTCCTGTGGCATGGCCGCACCGGTCGTGTGGTCGTGCGCCGCGGATCGGACGTCACGCACACGCTCGCCCAGCGGACCATGTCGAGCTTCGAGATTCTGCCCGGCGATCTCCTCGCGCGGTGGAAGCTGCAACTCCGCTGCCCCGACCCGCGCATCTACGGGGAACGACGCGTGTTCGAGCAGGAACCCGCATACCACTACGGATCATTCCCCGCGCTTCCTGTCATGGACGTTTACGGAGTGCTGCCCATCGGCACGACGATCAACGGCCCCGACGGGAAGCAGTACGAAATCACCCGCCCAATCGCGGCAGACGAGCAGGTGTCGATCGACATGCGCGATGGCCGTCTCCGCGTCAACGGGCAGTTCGTTGCTGGTGGCGTCGGCCGCGCGGACACGTGGGCGATCCCGCCGGGCGTCCAGTTCGAGCACACCGCCACCAACCTCGCCGTCCTCAAGGTGACCGTCACGGACACGCACCTCGCCGGCTGATCGGAGCGCACATGTGGAACTGGTGGATCTGCGACCTGCAGACCGGTGACCGGCTCTACAAGGTCATCCCCGCGGACGGCAACTGGAATACCTCCGCGAGTCAGCCGGGCGGTGGCGCGCACAGTTTCATCCTCCACGGGCCAGTACTGCCAGGGCTGAGCAAGGCGCAGTGGCAGGACATCGCCCACTCGTGGACGCGCGTGCTGGTGCAGTCCTGGGATGACGAGGACCCGATCTACGCGGGCATCGTCATCTCGTGGGAGTGGGACGAGGACGCTCAACGGCTGATCCTCAACCACGTCGAACTCCGTGCGATCTTCTCCCGCCGCTTCACGTGGGGGCACCGCGGCTACGACGTCGGGACGGCGCTCGAGTTCGCGGACCGTGCACCCGATGGCGCGCTGCGGGCAATCGTGGAGCGCGCCACGAACGACGCGGCTCCGGCTGATCATCCGTGGCGTCTCCGCGTCGCCCGCCCCATCGACGCTCCTGGCGACCTGACGATGAAGTGGGAGAACGACGGCTTCGAGACAATCGAGGACGCTCTCGAAAGCCTCGAGAAGGCCGGGCCGCACATCTATTTCCGTCCCCGCTGGGACGACAGCTACCGGCTCGAGCATCTCGCCCTCGCAGGCAACCCGCTCCTGACCGGCGAAGTGGTCGAAGCGTTGGCGACGTCGCACAGTCCGATCGTGCGCGACATTCGGGTGAAGAGCGACGCGGCCTTGCAGCTCACGGGCGTGTTCGCGCTCGGTAACGGGCAGGGCGAGTCGATGAAGGTCGGTTTCGCGGGCACGTTCGACGGGTTCACGACGCCGATCCTTGACCGCAGTATTTTCGGGAAGTCCGAGGAGAGCAAGCCGGTCCTCGACGCGATGGCTGCCGTGGATCTCGAGACTCATCGGGAGCCGATCAGTCAGCGCAGCTTCAGCATCATCGCGGGTCTCCTGCCTGTTCCGCCCGGAAGATTCACGATCGGCAGTCGCGTCCGTCTCGGCTGGTTCGGGCACGTGTTCATCGAGGACGGCTGGCAGCAGCTCTACGTCATCGGCATCTCCGGGAACCTCACGGAAGAGCTCGCGCTCACAACACAGGAGGTGTGACGTGGCGATCGACAACCCGGAAGACAACAGCCTTGCCGCGCTCTGGCGGCTCGTGAAGCGTCTCGCGTCCGCGAACCCGCTGAACAACGGCAGCGTTGACCGTGGCGCGCTCACCATCCGTTCACCCGAGGGTCTGGTCGTCGGCGATGAAGCGACCGGCGCTGAGGGTGGCGGGTCCGCGAAGGTCTTCGGCCTCCTCAACGTGCTCGGCAAGATCGACCTTTTGGGGCGCCTGCACCTGAAGGGGAGCGGCCGTGTCATCTCTTCGGAGGCCGGTGATACTTCCCATTCGATGCAGCTCTTCTATGAGGGCGGGATCGGCTACGTAGTCAGCTACGGCATTCCGATGCAGATGCGAGCGTGGGACAGCATCGTCAGCCTCAATGAGAACGGTCTGTCAATTCAGGGCGGCGGAGGCATCATCACGATGTCAGAGGACTCGACTCAGATCATCGGCCCCGATGGTGACAGTGCTGTCTGGACCGAGTACAAGGACGGCAACTACTTCATCTACAACCTGCCGACCAGCTGATGCCCACGATCGGCGAGTTCTACGAAGAGCCGGATCACTGGGGAGACGCCTACGGCGCGACCGCTGGCCGCCCGAACGCTCACCGCGGGCAGGACATCAACGGCTGGCGACCGGCACGGGAATCCCGAACCTCTTCGCAGGGACGGTCGTCTTCTCCGCATGGGGCGGCGGACTCGGCTGGCAGGTCGTCGTGCAGCGCGCCGACGGCCTCCGCATGGGGCACTCCCACCTCGATGCGAAGGGCCGTCCCGTCGGGGCGTTCCTCGAAGCGGGTGATGTCGTTGGCCCGATTGGCGATACGGGCTCGTTCAGCCGCGGCACGCACGACCACGTCACGGCCTCATGGAGTGGCGATCTCTCGCCGGCCTTCGCCGCGGTCGTCGACCCTCGTCCGTACATCCGCGAGGCGCTTGGCGGCGACCCAGGCGCAGGCGACCCCGGCGGTGGCGACCCCTACGACCCGGACCCCGACGACCCGGCGCTCCCGGGGAACCTGTTCGTCCACCCGGACGGACGACTGGTTCTGGTCAGCGCAGGCCGCGGCAACCTTGCCATCGCCACTGATGGGCACCTATTCAAGGCCGAACTCGGGCAGGGCAACGTCGTCCGCGAGTCAGACGGCCGCATCACTCGCGCCTGACTGAACTCAAGGAGACCACATGCGCATCATCAAGGCGGCCCGTGGGCGCATGACCAGCCCCTTCGGCGCGAAGAACGTCCCGGGCGCGAACGTGAAGTCGCACGGCGGAACCGACTGGGGCCACGGCAACGCGACGAAGGACGACCTCCGCATCGTCGCTCCCGCCGCCGGGACGGTCACCGTCGCCGGCTGGTTCGGCACCTACGGGAACCGCATCGTCATCGACCACGGCCGCGACGAGAACGGCGACCACTGGGAGACCCTCATCGCTCACCTCGCCGAGTTCCTCGCGGAGGTCGGCGAGTGGGTCGAGCAAGCCGAAGAGGTCGGCGTCATGGGCAACACGGGCACGAAGTACGTCCACTGCCACCAGGAGCTCCGGAAGAACGGCCGCCAGGTCGACCCGGCTCTCTATCTCGTCGCCACCGGCGGCGGCGCAAACACCACCCCCGCCCAGGCCACCGATCCCCAGGAGGACGAATTGCCCACCACCGCTCAAGTTTGGGACGAGCCCCAGCCCTCGCTCGGCAAGAACGCCCCGTCCATCGTCCTCCGCGACGCGAACAGCGCTGCCCAGGAAGCCCGCGACGGCGTCAACGACATCAAGTGGGTGAAGCACCGCAACATCGACGCCCCGACTGACGTCGTCCTCGCGGACACCCTCGTCACCGCGCAGCTCGGCAACGCGAAGCTCGACGCTCTCACCGCAGCCGTCGCAACTCTGGCCGCATCCGCTGGGCTCGACCCCGCCCGTGTAGAGGCCGCAGTCGAGTCCGCCGTGAAGGACGCGGTCGCTGGCGGCATCCAGATCTCGACGACCCTCTCGGACGACTCGCTCGCGTCGATCGCTCGAGCGGTCGCCGACGAGCAGTCCCGCCGCCTCAGCCAGTAGCCCCTCCTCGCCTCTGAGAGGAGGAACGCCTGTGGACGTCGTCCTCGAGACAATCCTCAGATCCCCGGCGACACCGACCGGCCTGGCCCTCATGTTCGCGGCCGTCCTCGGCATCGCCTTCATCCGCGGGCAAGTAGTGCCGCGGTCAACGGTCGACCTGCTGCTCGGCGTCGAACGCACCCGCGCGGAGGACTACAAGGCCGCGTGGGAGTCCGAGCGGGAGAAGAACGCAATCCTCCTGGATTCCGTTCAACAGCTCCTCGTGTACGCGAAGACCGCTGACCGCGTCCTGACCGCACTCCCCGAGGCGCACAAGTCGAACGGGGAGGGGGCCACATGAGGTGGTGGAAGCGCACGCTAGCGACCGCCGAAACGGGAGTCGACGAGGCTGCTGCAGCTCGCAAGTCATCCGAAGAGTCGCTTGAAGAAGTCAAGAAGATCGTCCCGCACGTCGAAGAAGTAACCCGGTCGCTGGACATAACCCGAACCAACAACCACTTCGCGATCCGCATCGCCGCAGCGTACGGATATGCCCAGCCGGGGAAGGCGCCAGAGTGACCGAGCTCGAATCCAACATCCTGATCGTCCTGCTCGTCATCGGCATCATCCCGATCGCCTGGTTCATCTACAGGTACATGCGTTACTCGCCGTGGTGGGAGACGGCCATTGGCCGGACGGTCCTCGGGCAGAAGTTCGCGATGCTCGCGCTCCTCTCGCTGTCCCTGCTGCTGCGGGTCCTCGGACCCGAGTACGAGTACAGGGCACTCCTCAACGCGGCGGTACTGAGCCTTCTCGTCTGGTTCTTCTGGAAGACGCTCCTCGAGCTACTGCGCGTCCAGAAAGCATCCCCTCGCCGCGACGCCCTCAAAGCGTTCTTCCGCCGCCACTCACGCAAGGAGTAACCATGTCCCACATCCAGATCACGCCGTTCAAGGCAACGCTCACCCGCGCCTGGAACGACGTGTCTCACAAGCTGATCGCCTTCCTCGCGACCGGACTCACCGCGTCGGGGCTCCTCTTCGCCCTCAACTACTTCGGCATCACGATCCCCGAGGCGCTCGCCTCGACCATCGTCGTCGTCATCTCGAGCGTCGCCGGCTACCTCAAGTCCGAGGTCATGCGCACGCCGATTCCGGTCGATCGCGCCGAGTAACACCGCCACAACCCGCCAGTACCCCTCAAACCCTCGCCCAAACAGGCGGGGGTTTTTGCATGCCCCCACACCCATCCCGGCGGCTGACCCTGACGCGCGCCGACCTCTCGACAGGAGCCCGCCGTGGTCACCATCCCGCCCATGCCCGTGAAGCTCCACCGATAGCGCCGCGATCTTCGCGTACACGAGCGCCGTCGATTCCGTGGTCCGTGAGCTGCAGTCCGCGGGTGTCCCGTCGGCGCTCGTCGGCTACCTGCGCGCCGACGACACGAATTGGGGCCTCACCCCGTACGACCCCTCGGCCACGACGCCGGTCACGAACGACTTCACGGCGCTGATCAACGCGGCGCACACGCAGCGCAAGCGGATCATCATCGACCACCGCTACCTCGTGGGCGACTCGAGCACGAAGTCGAACTGGAACGACAAGCACCTGAACATCTCCGGGTGCGGGGAGCTCATCGGCCAGGGGTCGACGATCGTCCGGCAGGAGGTCTCCCCGTCGCCGGAGGTCTCGCTGACCTCGTTCAAGCGGATGGTCATCGGCGGGTCCGACGAGAAGCACACCGTCTCGTACGCGGCCGTCGCGATGAACCAGCTCGCGAAGTTCAAGGGCGACATGGTGTGGCAGATCGTCGCCAAGCCGGGCAGCTCCTCAACTTCGGACTACTCGTCGGGCTTCTACACGTGGAGTCTCCCGGGGACGATCGTTCACGACCTGCTGTCGAAGAAGACCGACGCGTACCCCAACGGCGACCCGTCGGGCGGCAAGGTCGTCATGGCCGATGCGCTCGAAGTGCTCGGCGTGTCCTTCCTCGTCAGCGGCGCATCGTCGACCCTCGCGGAGGACAACCTCCTCAAGGGTGCGACGTCCGGCGCGACGATGAAGATCGAATCGGCCCAGCCGGACTACAACGGCTCGGCGAACAAGCGCATCCTCACCCACCAGGTGTTCGGCACGTTCCAGAACGGCGAGAACCTCCTCCGCGGAACGACGACCGTCGGGAAGATCGCCGCCAACGGTGTCGTCGTGTTCAAGACCGCGACCCGCTACGACTGGGACAAGGTCACCGCCACCCGCGTCCTCCGCAAGCTCGGCGGGTCCGTCAACGGCTACACGCCTACCGCCGCTAGCGGCAAGTTCCCCGTCGGCGACTACTTCTCCAACGTCGACTCCCGCATCGACGGCGTCACCCTCTCGACCATCAGCGACCCCAACGGCACGGGCATGGTCCGAGGCGCCGCGGTCTCCGTGTCGGGTGCCGTGAACCACCGGTACAGCAACCTCGTCGTCAAGGGCGGCTACCGCAACGCGTTCCGGCTCGCGTCGCCCTACGGCGGCAAGATCTCGAACGTCCAGGTACTGGCGCTTCCCAACGACGCGATCCAGTCCGAGGGCGCGTACGGGTACGGCGTCGAGTACGAGGGCACCGCGAAGAACTGCCTCCTCGACGGCTGCCACTTCTCGAACCTGCGCCACGGCGTCACGACCAACCCCTCCGGCAACAGCCAGTTCCTCACCGACATCTCCGACACGCTCCGCCACGGCATCCAAGAGTTCCTCTTCATCAAGGACTGCCACTCGTTCGACACGTACGCGCAGGGCTTCGACACCCACCACGGCGCCGCCGACGTGTTCTTCATCGGCTGCACCGTCAACGGCGTCGTCGCGGGTGGGCAGAAGGACTCCGGGAAGACCGGCATGGGAACCCGATCCTCGAGCACCACCTACATCGACTGCCACGTCTTCGGCGCGACCAACGGCTTCAACGACCCCACCGCCGGCACCACCGTCCCGTCCGGCAACCCGAACCCGAACGGCACCACCTGGTCACTCACACCCGAGCACTCGCGCACCCTCTACGTGAACTGCAGCGCCAACGGCTACGAGCAGTCCGGGTTCAGGCAGGGGCTCGCCGCCGAGTCGATCCACCACTCGGTCATGTACGTCGGCTGCTCCGCGGACGACGGCGGGCAGACCGCCTACGACACGGTCGGCTGGGACCTGACCGGCGTGAACACCTACATCATCGATCCGCGCCCGGGCCGCAACAAGCTCGCGATGTTCAACATCGAGCCGGGCAGCTACTACGGCCCCACCCCGACGAGCCCCGTGAAGCACACGATCGCGTTCGTCGGCGACATCTTCGCGGACTTCTCGCGGAACACCTCGACGACCACGGACCTGATCCGCGTCAAGGGACACGCCACGTCCGGAGTCACCCGTCTCGCGATCGCTGCGGACGCGGCGGTCATGCAGAAGGCGGGCACGGGAACCATGCCCGCGGCGATGGTCAACGTCGTCGGCGGGCACGTGACCCTCGCGTCCGCTGCGGGCGCGCAGGTCGTGAACCTCAACGGCGCCGACCCGATCCCGACCTACAAGAAGACCTCAGGGACAGTACTGACGGCCAGCCTGCCGACGTCGAAGTGGAGCTGATCGCATGGGGTTCGGTGACGGGCCGTTCGGGGAAGGCCCCTTCGGCGGGGAAGTAGTCCCGCCTCCCACCCCACCACTCGCGCCCGTCTCGGTGGCGGTGTCCGAGTTTTGGTCGACCGGCGCCGTCTTCACGTGGGATGGTCCGACGCCGCTCGGCTACCGGGTGCGTCTGAACGGCGAAGGCATCGCGACTGCCGTGGAGGAGCCGGGCGCGGAACTGCTCGAGCTCACCCCGGAGACCGCGTACACGGTGGCCGTGTCCGCCAACCGGGTCGATGGCGTCGAGACGTTCTCCGAGCCTGTCTCGTTCACGACTCCCGCGTCCGGTGAGACGCCGCCCATCGAGGAGCCGGAAGAGCCCGAAGAGCCGGAGATCCCGGAAGAGCCTGAGGAGCCCGGCGAGCCTGAGATCCCCGGCGTCCCAGAGACGCCCGCGGATGCCGAGCTGCGGTGGAAGACCGCCATCGGGGACACGGAGATCCTCAACGAGGGCTCCTCCGAGGGCATCGTTGTCGCGGACGACGCGATCAACACGCCCGACTACACCTCCTACGACCTGTGGACGAACCAGCTCGCACGCCGTCTCAACACCACGTCCGTCAACCACCACAACGGTGGACGCACCCGCATCGACGTCGCACTCGCGATGCTCACCGCGGGCACGTCCGCGTTCAAGCCCAACGTCCACAAGCTGTGCATTCAGGCAGCCGGCGGCAACGACGTCGGCCACTTCTGGAACACCGAGGTCGGCAAGCGGGGCTTCAAGAACGCCACGTCGATGATCCTCGGCATCACCCGATCCAAGTCCAAAGTGCTCCCGGGGGGTGCGGGCGAGACCGGCACGTGGACCCAGTCGGAGAAGCAGTACTCCGGCTCCACGCGGAAGTCGATCGTCCCCGGCTCGACGCAGACGATCACCTTCACCGGCGTCGGCGCGACACTGGCGATGCTCGGCTACACCGACCACGACGGCGGCGACCTCAACGGTTCGCCCTACACGTGGTCGATCGACGGCAGCGCGCCTGTCGCGCGGTCCACGAAGTCGCAGGGGCTCACCGGAACCGACAAGACCGTCAACTCGGTCCAGCCGATCCACTTCATGGGCCTCACCCCCGGCACGCACACCGTCGTCATCACCCACACCGGAGCGGCCGGCGACCCGCTCATCGTGGACTCGCTGCACGTATGGCAGGACACCGTCCAGCAGATGCCGTTCACGCTCATGCTGCCACCCGCGAAGGCCACCACCGGCGGGCTCCTGCTGTACCCGTCCCCGCGGCCCGAGATGTCCGCGTTCGACGTATTCCGGGACCTGCAAGAGGAGGTGTTCGACGAGTTCGGCCGCGACGGCACCTTCGGCGGCATCAAGTCGACGGTCATCGACCGCTGGTATCCGCCGAACGTGTACGGCCTGCGCCTGCAGGACATGCTCCACCCCAACCATGCAGGCCACGACCGGATCTTCAGCGCCGCACTCGAAGGCCTCCTCGCGCACACGCCCACGCAGTACATCGGCGCACCTGAAGAGCCCGAGGTGCCGGTCGATCCGACGCTTCCCACGAAGCCGATCATCGGGCCGCCGAACGTCGACGGCAGCACGGTCCTCTTCACGTGGACATCGACCGCGGGCAGCTCACCGATCGCCTACTACGACGTGCACGTGGACGGCGCGACCGAACCGGTCACGTCTCTCGCTCCGACGTACGCCGCGTTCAATGTGCCCCCGTCGTCGTCCGTGAGCGTCCAGGTCGTTGCCGTCGACACGGACGAACGAAGGTCGGCCAAGTCCGCGCTCTCCATCGCAACGACCGACGCCGCACCGGAAGTGCCGACACTCCCCGGAGCGCCCGGGACACCCGTGATCGGCGCGCCCGTCATCCGAGGCGAGTCGATCACGTTCACGTGGAAGGCCCTCCGCGGCGACAACCCCATCAGTCACTACGAGATCTACCAAACCGGCAAAGCGACGATCACCGTCACCGCCCCGGAATGGACAGCGGCCGGACTCGACAACGACACCACCGTCACCATCCGCGTCGCCGCACTCGACAGCGCCGGTCTCCGATCAGCGACCTCCGACCCGCGAACCGCAACCACCCCACCGGAGGACGTCATGGCACTCGCGCCCGTACACGGCACCATCACCGACTGCGGACTTCGACCCCTCGCAGGCCGACAGTTGCGGCTCCGGTTCACGCTCTCCGGACCCGCAACCGAAAACGAGCGCCTCCTCGTCACCGAACCCGTCGAGATCACCCCCAACCAGTACGGCGGATTCCGCGTCGACCTGTGGGAAACCACGTTCCTCGCGCCCGCCACCTGGTACGACGTGACCGCCGTGTGGCTCGTCGCAGGACAAGCGCCCGCCTACCAGCGCATCCCCGCGAAACTCCGCGTCCCACGAGGCGGCGGAGCAATCGGTGACCTACTCGTGCAACCCGCACCCCCCGGAGTCACCTCTTGGGGATTCGGGCCACCTGAACGCGACTACCTCGTCTACTTCGACATCGCAGGCGAGCAAGCTCGCCTCTACCTCCTCGGAAAGGCAGCCACCACATGACCAACATGGTAGAGATCGGGCTACTGCAGCCCGTCGCTGACGGCACCATGGCAGCCAACATCCGGCAGCCCGGCTCCGAGACGCAGCAGGCCATCGACGAACGAATCGAGCCCGTCACGGTTGCGACCGTCGCGAACTCGCCGCAGGTTCTCGAGATTGCCAGCGAGGCCGCGGCCGAACTGATCATGTCCAACACTGCCATCGTCCTCGAGACTGACGTTGGCGCCCCCAGCTTCAACTACCTCCTGCAGAAGTACCGGGTCGGGTACTGGAACCGGGCCAAGCAGCTCATCGCCGGATGGACCGCAGACAACTACTTTGACGTCCTCAAGGGCATCAGCTTCGGCGGCCGAGCGAAGGTCCAGGCCTGGCACGCTGGGGCGTTCGCGATCCGCGGGAAGAACGGCCGCATGGGAGAGCTCGCGCTCGACCACAGCGGCAACGTGCCCGCGTGGGTCCTCGAGCGGTGGGCGGCCCGGTTCCCGGGAGTGCCCGTCAAGGTGATGCAAGTACGCCCCATCCCCGGCGCGGGAGAGCACGCCTCGCCGAAACTGGCCGTTGATGCGATCAACGCTCTCGGTCTGGCAGCGAAGACCCGCCCCTACGTGGTCGTCGTCCACCCGGGCGTCTACACGGAGACGGACTGGGTCGTCCCCGGAAACGTCGAACTCCTCGGGACCGAGGTGGGCTTCTGTATCCTTGACGGGTCGCAGCCGGACTCTGTCGGTGACGGGCACCAGAACACGTCGACGCTTTGGCTCAAGGACGGCGCGGAGCTGACCAACCTGACGATCCTGATGCGCAATGGCCGCTACGCCGTGCATTCGGAGAACTCCGGACAGTCGCCCAACGCGCGCCACGACCCCGTCAACTGCCACATCCAGCACCTCGGCAACGACGGGATGCGCACCTGGCGGGCGGCTAACCCTGGCTCCGGCCTCAGCGTCGCCAACGTCTGGACGGCTGACCGGGCGTGGGGCTACGGCGCCTCGTCCGGCATGTACCAGCGGTACGAGAGCACGACCATGCTCTCGAACTTCGAGGCCTTCTACGTGCACGACAACGCTGACTTCGCAGCCCCCATCCGCCACGACTTCATCAACTGCCGCATCCTCTCGGTCCTCCCGACGGGGAAGATCGAGATCCAGTCGCTCGGATCAGGGCAGTCCTCGACCGTCAACATGAACGGCACCGAGACCAACGCGCTGCACGTCAACTACTCCGACACTCCGTGGATCAGCACGAACCCGGAGAACCTCGTCGCCGACCACGCGCAGATCGTGTTCCGCTCCGACGGCAACGACATGCTCGGCTTCTCATCGACCTGCCGGGGGCGTGCACTGCGCATCCGCTCGAGCTCGACGGGCGCGACGTCCTCGGTTGCCGCGAGCGGCACCGCGGCGGCAGCGATCCTCGGCGGCACTCGTGCACGCCGAGGTGGCGGTGGGCTCGCCGGGTACCTCTGGGGGCGCTGGGACATCTCCGGCATCACCGTCGGTCCGAACGGCACCACCACCGTCGCCAACACTCTCGGCCGTCGACTCGGGAACTGCACCACCACTCCGAAGACCCTCACGGTCACCGTCGACGGCGGCGCCCCGATCACGATCACTTTCTCGGCG